GTCGTTTGGCTCTCTCTCTCCCGGCAAATTGAGGGGCCTGACACTAGTCACATGACAATCCTCGAGGAAGGCTCGCCATGAACTACCACAGGGTGCGCTCGTCGGTGCCGGAGCAGGCCGCCGGATTCGCTCCGGTCGTCTTGGAGGCTGCCGAACGCCATCGAGACGGCGTTAGCTGTCAAACGACTGCTGCGTACACGTACGACGCCAACGGACACAAACGCTGGTGCATCGACTGCAAGACCGAACTCGGCGAGGAGGCTTCTTGGCACCCGGACGGACGCGACGTGCCGGAATGGCTGATCGGGGCGTTCATCGTCCTCGCGGCGTTGCTGGCGGCCTGCCTCGTTGTCTTGTTCACCCTTGGACCTTCGGATGACGATCCTGGACCCGTCCACACCCCCACGACGTACGGACCGCCGACCCAGGGTGTACGCTGATGTCCATGGACGAGCTGGGACCGACCGGGCAGGCCATCTGCAAGGCGTACGCCTACGATAAGCTCGACGCTCCGGCCGCAGCGCTCGTGCTCGAACTCGCCCGGTGCGCCGACACGTGCGACCGACTGAACGCCCTGGTGATCGGCAAGGTCGAGGTCTGGGCGACGATGGTGTTCGACGACATGGGGGAGGTCCATCTCGCGATTGACAAACTGCTCGACCAGCGACGAAACCAGCAGCTTGCTCTGAAACAACTGGTGGCGGAGGTCCGGGCAGCGAAAATCAAAATCGACCACGGGATGATCCAGACCCAAACGGTAGAGGATCCGCTGGCCAAGCGGCGACGCGAAAGGGAGGAACGTGAGCGTAAACTCGGGTGAGCTGATCCTCCCCCGGGTCGCGAACTACCCAAAGTACCTGACCAGCGCGGGGGGCGAGGTCATTGACCTCATGTCCGATCTGGGTCGGCCTCTCGACGGCTGGCAGGCGTGGATCATCGAGCGGGGGCTCGGGCAGGTCAAGGACGAAGAGACGCACGATCTGGTGATGGCGGCCGACACCTGCGGCTGCTGGGTGCCACGCCAGAACGGCAAGGGCGACATCATCATGGCGCTTGAACTCGGCTGGTTGTTCCTGTTCGGTGTTCCGCTGATCGGGCACAGCGCGCATCTGTACGCAACCGCAGCCGAGGGTTTCCAGCGGATCAAGGTGCTGATCGAGGAGAACGAGCCCATCCTCGGGTCGGCTGTGCAGCACATCTGGAGCGCAAACGGCAAACAGGGGATTGAGCTTACACCGAAGTACAAACGAGCGCGGCTGCTGTTCACGGCACGCGAGGGTGGGCAGGGCCTGGGGTTCTCGTTCCCCAAGCTGATCATGGACGAGGCGCAGGCGCTGACAGCCGAGCTGATGCAAACGCTCGCTCCCACTCAGTCGGCGATGTGGGACCCGCAGGTCTGGTTCTTCGGAACACCTCCCCGCAATGACAAGGCGTGGATCTACAAGATCAAGCAGGCGGGCGAGGCGTGTGACCCGACGACAGCTTGGTTCGATTACGGGATCGACTACATCAATCCGGTGACCGAGGCCGACGAGTTCCGCCGTACGGTCGGCAACGACGAGACGAACAGGGTGACCAACCCGAGCATGGGCGTCCGGCGTGACAACCGGACCGGTATCCGGCAGCGAACCATCGACTCGGAGATCAAGAAGCTGGGCAAGTCGACGATGGCGTTTGCGATGGAGCGCAACGGGATGTGGCTCCCCCGTGCCCGCGTGGCAGGCGACAACGCAATCGACCCGTCCGTCTGGTCTTTGCTCGCTGCCGCCCGCCCGGAGGTACCCGGCGACATCGCCGTGGCGTTCCATATCAATGCAAAGCGCACCCACGGCACGATCATGTGGGCGGGCAAGATAGGTGGCATCTGGCGGATCGGCATCGCCGAGCATCGGCCCGGTGTCGATTGGATCATCCCCCGGATATCCGACATGAAGGCGAAGTACGGGCCGGTTGCGTTTGCGGTGGACGCACGAGGCGAGTCGGTCGTCAAGGATCTGAAGGAGATCGGGATCGAGGTGCCAAAGGATCCCGACCGCCCCAGGCGTGGAGATTTGTTCATCCCAGGTATCGACGGTACGGCGCAGGCGTTCGGTCTGTTGGTTGACTCGGCAACCGCCCAGATCCCGATGGTCGCCCACCACAACGAACCACCGTTGAACTCGGCGGTCACCGTTCCGGCGCGGCCCCTCGGCGGGGGGTCGACGTTCGACCACAAGGCTGGGGTGGAGGTCGGCCCGGCGTGCGCTGGCGGCCTGGCGATGTTGGCTTATCGCGAACGCATCGACAAGGTCATGGTCGAGTATGATCCGCTCGCCTTCATCCACTAACGGCTGCCCCGTTGGCCGCTGGCTGTACACTGTCGTGGGACGGGAGGGGTGAGCGTGAACGAAGCGATCGGCGGTGTGGCTGCCGTGACCGGCCATGCCCTACGCGTCCTGCTGTATCTGCTGGGGTGGGTACCGGTCGCGGCGGGGCCGCTCCTGGTTCTGTGGGGGACCTGGCAGATCTACCCCCCGTCCGCGTGCATCCTGGCAGGTCTGACGATTTCCGTCCTGACCTTGTGGCGGGCGAATCCGAGGAGCGTGCGTAAGTGAGGCTGCCTCGCATCCGGCGCAAGGCCGACGAGCCTGCCAAGCGGCAGGAGTTCATTGGTCCATGGCCAGCCGTCCCGCTGTCCTCGCTCAACTGGTCGAGTGGCTCGTCATACCAGGAGGTCGACCCGTACGCGGGGACGAACAGCCTGCAGTCGGTTGCGTTCCACGCTGCGGTGGACATGATGGCCTCGCTGGTCTCCGAGATGCATTTCGACTGCTACAGATCGCCAGACGGCGGGTTGACCGGACGCAAGAAGATCCGGACACCGACCAACCTGATCGACCCGAGTGGCGACGGTTACGGAGTTGAGGACTGGGTCTACATGCTGACCCAGTGCTGGTTCCTGCGGGGCAACGTCTTCGGGAACATCATCGACGCCGGGCCGACCGGGATGTTGCGCCAGGTGGACCTGTTCAACCCCGATCTGGTCACGCCGACCCTTCTCGACGGCAACGTGAAGTGGACGGTGCAGGGTCAGGACATCCCCGCAGCCCGGATGTTCCATCGGCGCGCCTATCCTGTCGCGGGCAACCTGCTCGGTCTGTCTCCGGTCGCTGCCCACGCCGACGAACTCGGCTTGTCGATCGCAGCCACACGTTTCGGCAAGACGTGGTTCCAGGACGGTGGGCACCCGTCCGGCATCCTGTCGAACTCCGAAGCCGACATGTCGGACGAGACAGTGGTCCGCACAGCCAAAGACCGCTTCCTTGGAGCGTTGTTCGGGAACCGTGAGCCGATCGTGCTGGGTCGCGGATGGTCGTTTAGCCAGATCCAGGTCAACCCGGAGGAGTCGCAGTTCTTGGAGACTCGCGGGTACACCGAGGCGCAATGTGCTCGCATTCTCGGTCCCGGAGTCGCAGAGGTGCTGGGGTACTCTACCGGATCGACCCTGACCTACGCCAACATCGTCGACCGAGACGTCGAGATGCTTAAGTACAGCGCGAACCGGTGGCTTAAGCGTGTCGAGCGCATCTTGTCGGCGTTCCTGCCCCGACCGCAGTTCGTTCTGTTCGATCGAGACTCCTTCCTGGAGACGTCGACCGCACAGAGGTGGACTGTCAACAAGATCAAGCTCGACACTGGCGCTCGGACGATCGACGAGCTGCGAGGCGAGGACAACCTGGAGCCTGTCGCCTGGGGTGCGCAGCCGATGGCGCTCACCCTGGCAGCGAACAAGACACCACCAGCCGACCCGGGTCTGAACACCGACCCGGGCGATCCGGCACCCGACCCGGCTGACGGAGGTGCGGCGTGACCCTACCAGCGCTTATCACGGTCAATGCGGTGGTCCGGGACGCGGACGGGCCGATAGCTGGGCGCATCGGGTTCATTCGGTCGTCGGTCTTGTTCCCTGCGGAGTCGGCAGACCAGAATCTGCTGATCCCCGAAGAAGTCGTCGTGGTTGTCGGTGCTGACGGCGTGTTGGCCCAGCCGTTGTATGCCAGCAACGATCCGGCCGCGTCGCCCACCGGCTGGACCTGGGAAGTCCGCCCGTACTTCCCACACTGGAAGACCTCGTTTAGTATCGTGGTCCCGTACGATGCTCCGGGGGGCGAGGTCAACCTCAACACCCTTGCTCCGGTGCCAGCCGATGGAACAGGACAGCTCTATGCGCTCGCCAACCACACTCATCCGGGTGGAGGTTCGGTCACGTACGGATCTGTCACAGCGGAGACGACTTACGGGGCATCCTCCAACTCGGGCGCGGCAGATTCGGTCAGCCGGGCGGACCATCGGCATGGTAACCCTGCGCTCCCGACTCCGGCCGCAATCGGGGCATCGGCGACATCTCACAATCACAGTGGGACTTACGACCCGGTCGGCACGGCGTCTGCGGCGGTTGCTGCACACGAAGCTGCCTCCGACCCGCACCCGCAATACCTCACGGCGGCCGAGGGTAACAGCGCTTATCAGCCGCTCGATTCTGACCTCACGGCGATAGCGGGACTCACTGCGACGTCAGGCAACACCATCATGGCGCAGGGGTCGGCGTGGGCGAGTCGCACCCCAGCGCAAGTGCGGGTTTCTAACCTCACTAACGCTCTTATCCTGCTTGGTCCGGTCGACGCGGTCCCGGGCGGCACTCCGGCAGGCACCATCATCGTCAGGACAACCTGAGTTGACCGTCCGCCATAACGCGATGACCAACCCAGCGGCTGGGGTGGACCTTACCGGCTGGACTGGTAGTACGGTGACCCCCGTCCGCGCGACCGGGCTTGCTGGCCTACCCCGAACCACGGGGGTTAAGTCGACGGGCGGCGGGTTCTTCAGGACGCCGACTATTCCGTGTTCCCCAGGCGAGCAGTTCGCTGCCTCCTTCTACATGCTCAACAACTCCGGTTTCTCGCAGTCCCCGCACACGGTTTACATCTCGTATACGACGTCGGGGCACGGCGAGCAGTTCCCGGAGACCTTCGCGACCACGACGGTTGCTGACGGCTCGTCCATTCGGGCATCGGCGGTTGCTGACGTGTCGAAGGTGCCTGCCGACGCGACTGGTATCTTCCTGATTATCGACTCGATGCCAGCCAACATCACTATCACTGCGGTGTTGATGGAGCGTGCCGCGTCGGTTGGTTCATATTTTGATGGGTCGTTCGCGGATTGCACGTGGGACGGAGCGACCGACTTGTCGGCGTCAACGTTCGATGATACACCTGTGGGACCGACCGGTCCCGCTCTGTCGGTCTGGAACGGGTCGAGTGAGGTGGGCGCTACCCTTTCAGTATGGACCGGCAGCGCGGAGGTGCCTGCCGTGCTAGACTCTGTCGTCTGACCCGGTTGGAGGTAGGATGAGGATCAAGGGACTTCCGATCGTCCGATCGGGTGGGCCGCTGATGCGCGCGGACGGTGGAGATGGGCTGGGCACGTTGAGTGTCCGTTTCTCGCCGTTTGACACCTGGTACGAGATCAACTCGTTCTGGGAGGGGCGTTTCCTTGAGCGCACGATGCCCGGAGCGTTCAAGAAGACGGCTTCGGACTCGCAGCGTGCGGATGGCACCTTCTCGACTAAGGTGCTGTTCAACCACGGCATGGACATGAACATCGGCGACAAGCTGCTGACCGTGCCGACCCGGTTCGAGGAGACCAACGCCGACGGATACCACGGGCCGATCCTCGAAGGACCGCTGCACGACACGTCCTTCAACCGAGATCTGCTGCCCGGTCTGCAGGCCAACGGGTACGGTTCGAGTTTCATGTTCAACGTCATCCGTGAGGAATGGGCGAACGAACCCGGTGTCAGCGACCACAACCCGGAAGGCATCCCCGAGCGAACCGTCTCGGAGGTGCGCACCTTCGAGGCAGGGCCAGTGACCTGGCCAGCCTCGCCTACCGCGACCGCAGGAATGCGCTCGCGTTGCGGCACCGATGCATGGATGGAGCGACTTGCCATCCGGTCGTCATCCCGCTACGACGAGCTGGTACGATCCTACGAAGCAACGCGGACTTTCTACCGAACCGCGCAGTACACGCCCGGTATCCCGACACCCGCCGAACCCGATTCGGCGCGCCGTCAGATCGACGAGGCAGCGATCGCACAGCAGCTGAGGCTGCGTGCCCACCGACTCGATGCAATGAAAAAGGGGTACCTGACATGATGCTGGGGCACCTGGCCAAGGGCGGCCAGATCCGAAGCAAGACGATCATCGGCCAGCGCAAGAACGGCGAGCCGATCTACCTGGCGATGGGTGGCGCGCCGGACGAGATCGAGGTCCTCGAAGCTCGGAACCGCGAGCTGATCGACCTGATGGAGGCCGCGAACAAGGACGCCGGTGACGAGACCCGCTCCGTCGACCAGCGCAAGGACGACGGCGCGACCTTCGAGAAGTACGAGGCCGAGTTCAAGGACAACGAGAAGACGCTCGGCAGTCTGCGGTCGGTCATCGACGAGCGCGAGAAGCGGGAGCAGCGCGTCAAGGACGCCCGCGCCCGCTACGGTGACCTGAACGTCAAGCCCGCCGACAAGGACGGACTGGAGCGTTTCAATGTCGACTATCGGCGGATGGGCACGGAGGACACCCGCGAGGTGTGGTACTCGCGCGCCTCGAACCTGCTCGACGACAAGAAGGTCCAGCGTCATCTGACCGACTACCAGCGCAACCGGATCGACACCCTTCTGCGGCGTTCGGACGACGACACCGACGGCGAGCTGATCGCCGCGTTCCTGGTGGCGACCTCCAACCCGCACTACCGGTCGGCGTTCCAGAAGGCCGCCACCGGTATGAGCCCGGTGTTCTCGCCCGAAGAGGCGCGGGCCGTGCAGGAGGTGAACTACCTCAAGCGGGCGATGTCGATCGGCACCCCGGCTGCTGGCGGTTTCGCCGTCCCGGTGATCATCGACCCGACGATCATCCTGACGGCGCAGGGTTCCGACAACCCGGTGCTCAACCGGTGCCGGATCGAGACGATCACCAACGACCAGTGGAAGGGCCTGGCGTCGGCGGGTGTTTCCTGGAAGTACGACCAGGAGGCGGCGGCTTCGACCGACAACAGCCCGTCGCTGGCGCAGCCGACCGTCCCGACCCACCGCGCCGACGGCTTCATCCCGTTCTCGATCGAGGTCGGCCAGGACTGGCCCGGTTTCGCCGAGCGGATGTCCGAGATGCTGGGTTCCGGCTACGACGAGCTGCTCGCCGACAAGCTGACCACCGGCACGGGGGCGAACCTCCCGACCGGTATCATCCCGGCCCTGACCGGCCAGACCAACCCGGTCGTCTCGACGCCGGTCGGCACGGCTGGCACCATCGCGCCGTCCGACATCTACAACATCTGGGCTCGCCTGCCGCAGCGTCACCGCCGTCGGCAGTCGGTCGCCTGGATGTCGTCGACCAAGACCCAGAACGCGGTCCGGCAGCTCGGCACGCTCGACCCGAACTTCACGGTCGCGCTTTCCGCTGAGGGTATCGGTCAGGTGTTCGGTCGCGACTACGACCAGAACGACTACATCACGGACATCGTCGCCGGTACCGGCATCCAGCCGTGGCTCGTGGTCGGCAACTGGCAGGGCTACCTGTTCGCCCAGCGTGCGGGCATGAACATCGAGTTCGTGCCGATGCTGTTCGACGTGACCAACAACCGGCCCACCGGTCAGCGCGGTTGGTTCGCCTGGGCGCGCAACGGCGCGAACGTGATCGACCCCACGGCGTTCCAGATGCTCTCCAACAAGAGCAGCTAACCAGACGTGGGGGACCCCGATGGCGTCGCCTCCATCGGAGAAACGGGAATGCCGCAAGTATCCCGGTCCATTGCCTCAGGTTCGCCTCGGGCTAGAGACTCGGATCAACGCAAAGACCCGGGTTCCCCGCCCAACGTCGGCTACCGGCTCCGATTCCACGGCCTCGTCCCCGTGGGTCGGGGCCGGTAGTCTAGGATAGGATGATGGTGGGGGGCGCACGCCCGGCCTGGCTCGGATCCCGACGCCCCCGCACCACCACAACACCTCAGGAGGTAGTGTCGTGAAGTACTCCAGTTTCGAGGGCATCGTGCTCTGGTCGGGCGGCCAGCAGATGCTGCGCAACGGTCAGTCGATCGACGAGGAGCACCCGCTGTACAAGGAGCGCCCCGACCTGTTCCGGGGTATGGCTCCGGTCAGTGCCGATCTCTCCACCAACCCAAGCCCCGGCACGGTGGTCGAGTCGACCATGCAGACCGGTCCGGGCGGCGGTCGGGTCAGGAAGACGGCGGATCAGTGACGGGAGTGGCTCCGGGGGACGAGACGGCGGCCACCCCCACCGATGTACCGGCCGATGCACCCGAGTTCGCGGGAGAAATCCCGAGAGGTATCGGCGGGGGCGCGGTGCAGCTGGCCTACCTGCACCCGGGGCAGGTGTCGCACTCGTGGCACATGTCCATGATGAACGCCATCGCCTACGACAAGTCCGTCGGCCTGAACATGATCGAGCGTGCGCCGCTGGCAGTCAGCTGCTCGGGACCGAACTCGCTGGTCGAGGGGCGCAACTTCGCAGCCAAGCATTTCCTCGACGAGACCGACGCCGGGTGGCTCATGTTCATCGACACGGACATGGGGTTCGAGGCCGATGCGGTCGAGCGGGTGCGGCTCGCTGCCGACGCCGATTCCCGCCCGGTCGTCGGTGGTCTGTGCTTCGCACTCAAGCACATGGGTCCCGATGGCAAGGGCGGTTTCGTCGTCCGGCCGCTGCCGACGCTGTTCATGTGGGGGCAGACCCGCGACCAGGGCTTCGGTTTCGTCAACCGGTTCCGGTACCCGCCGGAGACGCTGGTTCAGGTTGCCGGTACTGGCGGGGCGTTCCTGCTGATCCACCGGAAGGTGCTGGAGAAGATCCGAGCCGACCAGGGCGACACCTGGTTTAACTTCATCCAGTACAAGGACGGATTGCAGGTTAGCGAGGACCTGTCATTCTGCTACCGGGTCGGCCAGCTCGGATTCCCGATCTTCGTGCACTCCGGAGTCAAGGTGTCGCACCACAAGGAGTTCTGGCTCTCGGAGGACGACTACCGGATGCCGGACGAGGAGCCGATGGCCAAGCTTGCCGTTCCGGGGCCGCCCGTGGTAGACATGCAGACGGCGTGCGGGGAATGTGGCAACGTCTCGTGTGACGGCGGCTGGGGGTGCCTGCCCAGTGCAACCGATTGAACTGGCACCCCTGCCTTCGTGGGACGGCGAGGCGACCTGGCGGACGTTTGAGGATGGCTCCTTCCATCAGTACGTGCACGGGGTCGAGCTTCAGAAAAGTACCGACGACCTCGCACGGTACGCCGATTTAATCGAGGCCAGCCAGCCGGATGTCGTGATCGAGACGGGTACACGGCGCGGCGGCTCGGCCCTGTGGTTTGCCCAGCAGGGACTGCAGGTCATCACGATCGACCGCGAACCCGGGGCGGGCACCGACGGCCGTAAGGTCGACGTGCACGAACAGAAGCATATCACCTGGTGGTCTGGACATGACTCGCTCGACGTCCAGGTGGCGGCAGCGATCCAGCGCCAGATCAAAGACGGCCAGCGGGTGATGGTCAGCCTCGACTCGGATCACCACATGGCGCATGTCATCGGCGAGATCTCGATGTGGGCTCCGTTTGTTACCCGGGGCTGCTACCTGGTGATCGAGGACGCGTGCTTTGACATGTGGCCAGCCGAGCGGGCGCAGGTCGGTGGTTACAGCATCCCGAAGATCGGTGGGCCGTTGGGGGCGATCCGGCGGTGCCTGCCGTATCTGGAGCGCGGGGGTTTCTGGCGCGATACGGCCATCGAGGGTTTGTCGTCTGTCTCGCACTCGCCGGTTGGGTGGTGGCGGAACGGTGACTGACCTCGCGGTGATCGTGCCGACCCGCAGTCGGCCCAACAATATCGACCCGATCATCAAGGCTTGGTGGGAGACTGGGGCGTTCGGTGCGGCCGATCTGTGGTTTGTTGTCGACTCGGACGACATGCAGATCGACGCGTACTCGCGGGTCATCCACGGACACCCCGAGCCGCGCCAGCTGGTGATGCCGGAGTGGATGCCTCTGGTTCCGAAGCTCAACTTCGTGGCCACCGAGTTCGCCAACCAGCGGGAGTACCGGTACCTCGCCTTCATGGGCGACGATCACCTGCCCCGTACTCGCAACTGGGCAAGTAATCTGATCGTCGATCATGGGCGGAACCCGAACTGGATCTGGTATGGTAGGGACGGCTTCCAGGACCAGAACAAGCCGACCTGGTGGTCGATGGACGCTCGGATCGTCCGCAGGCTCGGCCGGATGGTCCCGGCACCCGTCCAGCACCTCTACTGCGACGACGCGGTCAAGGCACTGGGCATGAAGGCGGGTTGTCTCGGGTACGACGAGACGCTGATGGTCGAGCACATGCACCCGCTGGTCGGCAAGGCCAAGATGGACGACCAGTACGCGCGGGTCAACCGTGCGCAGCAGTATCAGCGCGACGGCGAGCTGTTCCATTCCTGGGTGCAAGACGGCCTGGAACGGGATGCTAAGCTACTGCGGACGTAGCCGGGGGAGGTGACAGGATGGCGATCGGGGACCCCTACAACAGCCGTGAGCAGTTCAAGTCGGTGCTTGAGATCACGAGCAACGACGAGGACGATTGGATCGACCGTTGTCTGCGGGGGGCGCGGGCAGCGATCGAACGACGCTCCGGCTGGCCGACGTTCTGGAAATCCGAGGCTGCTGAGACTCGGTCGATCGACGTCAGCAACAAAGTGGTTCCCGTTCGCCGTTCTGGCTACGCGTACATCAAGGTCCTACTTCGGGACGGCATCGCGTCGTCAGTTGGATTCTCGGTGGCGGGTTACTCCGGCGCTGGGCTGCTCCCGGCTGACGCGCCGACCGATGGGCGCCCATACGACTCGATCAAACTGCCGTGGGGCACAACGTTCGGCAACGACGGGATGATGGACGTCACGGGGGTGTTCGGCTGGCCCGTCGTCCCCGACGACATCATCTGGGCGCACCAGATGCAGACCCACCGGCTGTACCGGCGCAAGGGAAGCCCGGAGGGTATCGCCGGGTCGGCTGAGTGGGGCCTGACCCGAATCCCGGCGCTCGACCCCGACGTGCTGTCCATCCTGAAGGGCGGCGGCTACATGAGGGCGGGCATCGGCTGATGGACTGGAATGTGGCAGCGACGAAGATCGAGGAGATCGCCAGGAGCGTCGGCCTGAACGCGTTGGATTACGTGCCGGACGACATGCCCAACACAGCGTTCTACGTTGGTGAGATGGATGTCGAGCCCAACCAGAGCTTCAACAAGACGCTGCCGGACGGGACCCGCGCGGGCATCGACAAGGCGGACATCACTTGCCGCGTCCTGGTCGCCCGGTCGTCGGATAAAGGCGCGATCCGCAAACTCCGCCAGTATGGCAACGGCTCCGGCGACAAATCGCTGATCGAAGCCATTCAGAAGACCAACGGTCAACCCGACGCATACCCTTGGTCGGGCATCGTCGTAAGGTCCGTCCGTACCAACCGGTTGTTCGTCGTGGGTGAGTCCAAGTTCTACGGTACAGAGTTCGAGCTTAGCGTGATAGGAGCCGCTTGATGGCAACACCGATCATCCTCCTAGACGCGCGGACCTTCGTGGCAGGAGCTGACCTGTCCGGCAACGGCAACACCATCGAGCTGATGGAAGAGGCCGAGGTCAAGAAGGTCACGAACTGGCGCTCGGGTGGTGCTGAGGAGAACGTCGCCGGTATTCACGGCTGCGACATCAAAGCAGGCGGTCAGTGGGAAGCCGGAGCGCTGGGCAAGCCCGACGACGCGTTCTGGGCGATGCGCCGGACCAAGGACCCTTGGTCGGTTGCCCCCCAGAGCGACTCGGACCTCGCGGCTGGCGGGTTGATGTGGGTGCTCGGCCGTGCCGTCCGATCGAAGTTCCAGTTCTGGGACGCGGTCGGCGAGGTGGCTCCCTGGTCAGCCGAGGCTCGTTCGGCCTGGCCGCTGGTCCGTGGCAAGTGCGCCCACCCGTCTGGGACGCCGAGGACCACAACCGGGACCGGGACCGCCGTCCAGCTCGGCGCGGTCGCGGCAGGCAAGTACCTGTACGCGAACCTGCACGTCTTGTCGATCGCTGGCACGTCCTCCCCGACTATCACGGTCAAGCTGCAGTCTGACGACAATTCGGGGTTCACGACTCCGACCGATGTGGCTGCTGGTTCGTTCGCTGCCGCCAGCGCCATCGGTGGGCAGGCCATCCGGGTTGCTGGTGCGCTCGCCGACACGTACTACCGGGTCGCCTGGACCATCACCGGAAGCTCGCCGAGCTTCCTGTTTCTCGCCTCATTTGGCATCGAGTAGGAAGGTAACACAGCATGGCCACTCCAATCGTTCTGCTCGATGCGACCATGACGATCGGTCCCGCGACCTTCGACATCTCGCCCTGGCTGAAGAAGCTGGAGCTGTCTGACGAGTTCGAGGTCAAGAAGACCACGAACTACCGGTCGGGTGGGGCGGAGGAGAACCAGGGCGGTCTTGAGTCGTTCGAGGCGGCTCTGACCCTCAACCAGGATTACACCGCTGCGGCTCTCGACGAGGTGATGTGGGCACTCCGGCGCGGGGTGGTCACGTTCGCCGCTCGTGCCCAGCAGTCGGCGGTCACGTCGTCTAACCCCCAGTACTCCGGTAAGCTGGTGATCGAGAAGTGGGTCCCGATCGCCGGTAACGTCGGCGACGTCGGCGAGGTCGACGTCAAGTTCACCGGCTCGGGTCCGCTGGTCCGGGCCACTTCCACCTAGGAGCAGGCAACATGGTGCGTGGCAAGTTCCGTTGCAACATGGTCTCGTTTTTCGGCGATCCGGCCGACGAGAAGACCGGGCGGCAGTTCACGTTCACGGCAGTCTACGACACCAGCACGCCGGAGAACAAGCGGTTTGCTACCGCAACCCCGTACGGTGAGGTCAAGATGAACGTCAGCAACCCTGGCGTCACGTTCGAGGTTGGCAAGGACTACTACCTGGACTTGACGCCCGTCGAGGCCCAGTAATCCCACTTGGAGGAACGTTGCACAGGACTAAGCTGGTCAGTTCGCTGGCTGCGCTGGCGCTGGCTCTCGGCGCAGCCGTCGGCATGTCGGCGAGCGCGGTGCAGGCTGCCCCGAAGGTCGCGTTCGTCGCGGCCCCGGATTCGGCCGACCCGGCAGCGAACGCGAGCAAGGCGCTGGCCCCATCGAGCAAGCTCGGGACTCCGCCGGTCCTCAGCAAGCCGACCGCCCCGAAGGGCGTCTATTCCCTGAAGGGCGCGCCCGCCAAGCGGGTCGGTGCCAGCCCGCGTTCGGGCGTCGGGTGCCCGTGCTTCTACTACAACGTCGGTAGCCAGGGCTTCCCAGTCGCGGGCATCACCCCGACCGGTACCTTCTCCAACGTAAGCCTGATCTCGCCGACGCTGGACACGGCGGATGGTCACTCGCTCGCCGAGGTGGCCGCGCAGAAGACGACTTCGACCGGTCTCCAGCAGACTGTCGAGGTCGGCGTTACGGTCGACCGTGTGGTCAACCCCGACGCGCAGCCCCGTCTGTTCGTCTACCACTGGGTCAACAACAACGGCACCTGCTACAACGGGTGCGGCTACGTCGACAACGGTGCCGTCACGACGAACGTCGGTGACGTTATCTCGTCCTCGAAGTACCTCGGCATCGAGTACTTCGCCAGCGGTTCGGGCGCGTCGCCCGGCTGGTGGTACTGGATCAGCGCCAACAACGGTGTCTGCAACGCGGGCGACAACACCTGCGGCTGGTTCGGTTACGTTCCCGACTCGGTCTACACCGGCGCCACTCCGGCCGTCACCAACTTCAACAACGAGGACCTCTCGCAGGTGTTCGGTGAGGGTGCCTTCCACGACAACGTCGCGGGCGCCAACTGCTCGGACATCGGCAGCCCGGTGCTGGCGACGTCGACCGCTGGTGCCAGTTTCGGCAGCGTCCAGCACGTCGGCCTGACGGTCGCGCAGGTCAACATGTTCGCGCGGGTCAACCCGTCCGGCATCGGCGCGTACTGGAACGTGGTACCGCTGGGCACGGTCGGCAACACCCGGTCGTGGCGTTACGGTGGCCCGGGTGGCGTGACGTCGCCCTGCCCCAACCCGTAGAGAAGTTCGCGCTCTCCGTGCCCCCGGACGAACTCCTGACGGCCGGGGGCACGGCCATACCCACGAGGCGCTACGAGTTCGCGGGAGAAGGTCCCAGATGAGTCGTGTGGCGGTACGGATCGTCCGGCGGGGGGCGGTGTACTGGGTGATCGGCCGGAAGACCCGGGTCGAATGCCGGACGTTCGATGAGGCCTGGGCTGCAAGTATCCCCTACTTTGGTGGGAGAATCCGATGATCGAGATGGACACCGATCTCAAAGAGAAGATGGGCAAGCTCAAGCGAGCGATGGCGGCAGCCGAAAACGGTAAAGACATCAAGCGTGAGATCGCCAAGGAGCTGCGTGCTCTAATGAACCCGCTGGTTGCGGAGCAACGCGCCCGCGTCTTGCGGTTGCCGTCCAAGGGCGGGCACACCCAGTCGATGCGGCAGGCCGTTGCCCGGCAGACCAAGGCAGCCACCCGGTGGGGCGGCAACAACATGGGCGTGTCGGTGATCCAACGCGCCAGGGCGATGCCTCGCAACTTCCAGATGGCCGGACGGATGTTCAACCGTGAAGAGGGTTGGAACCCGCAGACGCTTGGGGGCGAGACGGTACATCAGCAGGTCCGCCCAACCCAATGGTTCGACCAGCCGACAACTGGTGTACGCGGGGAGGCGAGTCACAAGATGCACCAAGCTCTCGATCGTGCTGCTGATAAGATCGCCTCGTCAGCGCACTAATCAGGAGGACGAGACTGATGTTGGTTATCTGGGACCCGGAGGACGGGTCTGACAAGCAGACATGGCACTTCGATGCCGACGACGTCCCACGCAAGCGGGCAGCCGAGATCGAGAAGCTCTACCGCGACGGAGGCGGCTCGAACTGGGACGGGTGGAAGCTCGGACTCCAGGCGGGGGAGATTCTGCCGCGAACGATCTTGCTGTGGTACATGCTGACCGGCGTACACCCGAAGTTGCAGTTCCGAGACCTGCCTGACTTCCGCGTTCGTCAGCTGAAGGTCGAGCAGACTGTTGCCGAGCTGAAGGCCCTGTGGAAGCAGGTCCAGCGGATGGGGCTCGACGAGGACAAGGCCGCCGACATGGAGAAGGCCTTCCGGATCTCGCTCGAAGACGCGGCCGAGCGGGAGGGTCTCGACATCGACATCACCTTCGACGAGGGTCAGCTCGCCATCGAGGGCGAGGTCGTCTCGACCACCGACCCAAAAGGACTTTAACGGCGCGGTACGAGGAGGTGTGGTTGGACATGGCTTACCACCTGCACATACCGCCTCGCGATGCCGACGACCTGCCTGTTTGGATGATCGAACAGGCCATACGCGCGGTGCACGACATTCGGGCTGAGAGCAAGTGAGGTAGGGGGAGGTTGAGTTGGCGGATACAAGCTTGATCTTCAACATCATTGCCCGCGACAACACCTCCTCCACCTTCAGCAAGATCAAAGCGGGTGCGGCGATTGCTGGGGCTGCAGTCGGTGCCGTGCTCATGGATGGCCTGCATCAAGCCATCGAGAAGAGCAAAATCGACAACCTGCTGGCAGCCCAGCTGGGGGCGAACCCGGCACAGGCCAAGGCGCTGGGCAAGCTGTCCGGCAAGGTCTACGCGCAGGGCTTCGGTGAGGACCTCCCGGCCGTTAACGAGGCGATCAAAGCCGCCGCGCAAAACGGCCTGATCGACATGAAGAACGCTTCGTCCGACACGGCGCAGGCAGTGACCAAGAACCTGCTGACGGTTGGCCAGGTCGTTGGTGAAGACTCCGACCGGGTCAGCTCGGCGGTGTCGCAGATGCTGCGCACCGGGATGGCTGGGTCGGCGCAAGAAGCAATGGACGTCATCGTCAAGGCGACGCAGAACGGTGTCAACAAGAGCCAGGACCTGCTCGACACCCTGAACGAATATCCCACCCAGTTCAGGAAGCTCGGACTCCAGGGGCCGCAGGCGATGGGTCTGTTGAGCCAGGCGATCAAGGCGGGCGCACGCGACTCCGACACCGCTGCCGACGCCCTGAAGGAGTTCTCGATTCGGGCGATCGACGGGAGCAAGACCACAGCCAAGGGCTTCCAGATGCTCGGCCTCGACGGGAAGGCGATGGGCGCGCAGATCGCCAAGGGCGGGACGTCTGCAACCGCAGGCCTGTCCACCACCCTTGCCAAGCTGCGCGCTATCAAGGACCCGGTCAAGCAGGCCCAAGCAGCAACCGCACTGTTCGGCACCAAGGCTGAGGACCTGGGCAAGGCGTTGTACGCGATGGACCCCAGCTCGGCAGCGAAAGAAATGTCCGGTCTGAAGGGGGCAACCGACCAGGCATCGAATACCGCCAGTGCCGGAGCCGCATCGTGGGGCAACCTCGGTCGGCAGTTCCAGATGGCGTTGATCGACAAGATGAACGCCGCGCTGCCCGCGATCAACGCCGTGTTCGGCTTCATCCAGCGCAACCAGGCTTGGATTACACCTCTGGCGACCGCGCTCGGTGTGTTCGCTGTCGCCATCGGTGTGGTCACCGCAGCGCAATGGGCATGGAACGCGGCCCTTGCGATTTCGCCGATCACGTGGATCATCGCCGGGATTGTGCTCCTGGTTGCGATCATCGTCGTGGTCGCAACGAAGACGCGGTTCTTCCAGACGATCTGGGCCGCCGTCTGGGGGTTCATGAAAGGCGTGGGTGCCTGGTTCGCCGGGCCGTTCGCCAACTTCTTCAAGGTTGTGTGGGACAAGATCGTCGCGTTCGCCAAGGGTGTGTGGAACGCGATCAAGATGTACTTCGGGTTCTGGGCTGGGGTGTACAAGCAGATCGGCACCTGGGCGTGGGACGCGATCAAGTTCATCACCGCCAAGTTCACGACATTCGTCAACTGGATCAAGGCCGTCCCGAGTAAGGTCGGCGGGGCGTTGAAAAACCTCTTCTCGCCGTTGTGGGCTGGCTTCAAGGGCTTCGTCAACAAGATCATCGGCGGGTGGAACAGCCTGCACTTCGGGATCCCCGGCTTCTCGTTTGCGGGCATCAGCGTGCCGGGTATCAACGTCGGAGTGCCGCGCCTGCCGTACCTGGCCAAGGGCGCCGGGAGCGTCTTGGAGTCCGGGCTTGCGGTGATCCACCGAGGCGAGCGGATCACCCCGGCTGCTCGGGTCACGCCGTACCGTTCCGGGTCGGAAGGTGGGGGTGGTACGCTCACCATCAAGGGCGACGGATCTCGCATCGCGAACTTCCTGCTTGAAATCCTGCGGGAGGCAATCCGCGACAAGGGGGGCGACCCGGTCCAGGTCCTGGCACCAAGGGGGGCGTAAGTGGGCGTTACACCAATCAGCCCGGTCATGGAGATGTTGATCGGCGGAGTCTGGACCGACATTACCGACGACGTCCGGTTGGGAACGGCGCACTCCGGCGGGTCGGTCAAGATCTCCCGGGGGATGCCGAACGAGGGCAACTCGGTCGAGCCCACCCAGCTCGACTTCGTCCTCAACAACAAGCTCGGCAAGTACAGCCCCCGCAACGAGGCCAGCGTCAACTACGGTCTGCTTGGGCAGAATACCCCTGTGCGGTTCGCTGTCATCCGGCGCAACGCCACGTTCGGGAGCACGCTAACCGACGGATGGGGGCGGCTCGACACCTGGACCGACCGGGAGAACGTAAGCCACCTCGGGGACTACTGGCGGATTAACGGCGTGGCGAGCAACTTCGATGTCGGCTCCGGGGTCGGTACGGTGGTGGGGGCGTCCGGCACGCAGATGGCGCTGTTCGGGACGTTCGGCGATTGTGAGGTTCTGACTCGGGTCAAGGTGTCTGCGCTGACGTCGGAGTTTGGTGTCGTGTTGCGTATGCGCGACCCGATGGTCATCTCTGCCGATTTCGAGCAGGGGCCAGGCGACTGGGTGCCGTTCGGCGGGACGATCGCCGGATCGACGGCGCAGTTCCACTCCGGCACGGCGTCAGCGCTGTTGACCGTGTCTGGCTCGCCGTCTGTCGCCAGCGCTCGGCAGACCGAATATGCGGTTCAGCCTGGTCGCAGGTACCGTGGTCGGATGTGGGTTCGATGCTCGGTCACGACCAACGTGTCGTGCGTGCTGAACTGGCACAAAGCACCGAACACCTCGTCCACGATCAAATCAAGCTCGACCACGGTGGTTGCGGTAACAGCCAACACATGGACGCTGTGCGAGGTCGAGGACTCCTGCCCCGATGACGGTGTGCTCGGCCAGTTCGGTCCGTCGATTCTCGGATCGCCAGCGAACGGAACCTTGCTGTTCATCGATGACGTCGAGGTCATGGAGTCGGACAACTTCGACTACTACACAGCTGGGCTGCTGCCGGGGTCGCCCGACCGGGAGTTCTTCCGCAAGACGGCAATCGGCAACGGCTCCAGTTCGATCAGCCACAGCCAGCCGAGCAACATCGTCATCAACCAGTACTATTGGATCAAGGCGCAGATCACCGGGATCAGGCGACGGATCCGGATCTGGCAGGACGGCACGACCGAGCCGAGCAGCTGGGACTATGGCGCCTCCGAGACGCAGGCTGCGACACAGGGCGGCAACCCACCCAAAGCGGGCATGGTCGGCGTCTACGTCAAAGACGGGTCGGCGACTGTCACCTTCGACTCGGTCCAGGTGAATGTCTGGCGCGCACACGCCGAGATCACGAAACTCCCCCCGAAATGGGACCTGTCGCGGACCGACCAGTGGGTGTCGATCCAGGCCCGGGGGCCGCTGCGTCGGCTCGGGCAGGGCCGCAAGACAGCACTGTCGAGCACGACCCTGTACTTCAAGTCGTATTCCGCGTCGATGCGTGCCTGGTGTCCGCTTGACTCGTTTACGGCGGCTGGGCGCACCGTTCCGAACTTGATCGACAACGGGGCGGCACCGGTCGCCCGTGACCTGACTGTCGGCACCCCCGACGCGACCGGCCCGTTTGCAGCCCCAGGGATCTCCGGGTTTGCAGACTTCTCCGAGGATGACTCGTACCTGGCCGTCCGCAACAAACCAGGCGCAACCGCAGGGATCTGGTCCTACTTCAACTTCGTTCGACTGGAGAACGCTCCGGCGTCGGACGTGTTGTTGTATCAGGTCCGCTCGTCTGGCACGGCCACCCTGTGGAAGATCTGGTTGCAGACCGACAAGGCCGTCCGGGTGGAGGCGTACAACAGCGTCGGCACCCTGCTCGGTTCCAGCTCCGCAGCCTTCTACAACGGCACAACCGAGCTGCCGAACGGCGCGTGGATGGCAGCGAACCTCTACGTGTTCGATACTGCTGGCACCGTCACGTGGGCGTTCAACTACCACTGCCCGAGTGCGGTTGGCTTCTACACCGCACACGGCACGTTCGCCGGTATTGCGGGGACCTGCGGCGGCGCAGACTACCAGAGCACCTCGGTTATGACCGCAGCCGGGAACCTACAGGTCGCGCAGGCGTTGATCTACCCGGGCGACCTCCCGTTCGTGACGGCTGCGTTCGCCCGTTCGGCGGCGGCCTACGACGGTGAAGATGCGATTACCCGCTGGCTGCGGCTCGCTGCCAACGACAACATCAAGGCCGACATCACGGCGGTGTTTGCTCCGGCTGGCAAGATCCTCGGTGTGCAGCCGTCCGGCAAGACGTTGGAGTTGATGACCGCTGCGGCTGAGATGGACGGCTCGATTCACATGGAACAGCGCGACGACCTGGCGCTGAACCTGCGGACGCGCGATTCGTTGTGGAATCAGACGGCCGTCCCGCTCTACCTCGATCTGGGCCATCTGACGGAGCCGCTCGAACCGACCGACGACGACCAGACGATCGTCAACGACGTGACGGCCAAGCGGACGAACGGCGGGTCGGCCCGGTCGATCCAGACCTCCGGACCGAACAACACCAACGACCCGGAAGACGACTTGCAGGGGGTCGGCACCTACCCGGCAACGCCGGAGTTGCCCTACAGTACGGACGATCAGATGCAGTCGGTCGCAGACTGGCGCAGGTCGGTCGGCACGATCGACGAGCTGCGGTTCACCAGCATCAACGCGCAGTTTCATTCGGATCCGTACAACGACGACCAGGACCTGTTGTGGGCGCTGGCTTCGTGTGACACCGGAGACGTCGTGCTGATCTTCAACCCGGAGATCAGCAAAGAGCCGACGCTCCAGATGATCCAGAAGTACGAAGAGACCATCGACCAGTACTCGTGGGACTGGGGTGCTGTCACCCAGCCAGCCAGCATCTACAACGTCGGTGTAGTCGGCGTTACGACTCGGCTGGCAACCGACGACGCGTCGGTTCAGACCTCGTTCTCGTCCGGCACCGACACCGACCTGAAGTCGACGATCACGGCCGGAGCGCCGTTGTGGGTCACCCCCCTCGACGATGCCGCGTCCTTCCCGTTTGATGTGAAGGCCAGCGGCTGCCGTCTCCGGGTGCGTTCGGTGGGCAAGGTGCTCAACGCCAATCCGTACTTCGACGCGGGCATCACCGGCTATGATCCGGTCGGCACGACCACGGTTTATTGGGACAACCGGATCGGATTCGGCCGGACGCTGTCCAATCCGGCGGGCGTGTTGACCAACAACCCGTGCATCAGGTGCACGAGCGTGTCGGCGGCGGCAGACACTGGTATCACCTCGTCGGCAGCGAGCCAGGCAGCAGTTTCAGTTGGTGAGACCCTGCGGATCAGCGCGTGGATCAAGGCCGATGTCGCGACCAACGTGGTCTGCCAGGGCATCTTCTTCGACGCGGGGTCGGTCTTCTCTGGCGCGGTCACCCCAGCTCTGATGGCGGTGCAGGCGAACACCTGGACGCACTACTCGGCAGACATCGTGGTCCCGGCCTCGTCGGTGTTCGGTCGGGTGCGGGCAATCGCACAGCTCGACTCCACCCACAACTGCTGGATCGACGACATCCGGATGATGAAACCCGCGACCTACCTGGCCTCACCTCAGACCCTGCAGGTTGATCAGGCACCGGTCTATGGTGTGATTAAGACCCTGGGCGTTGGTCAGAAGATCGAAGTTGCCGATCCGTGGCGGACGGCCTGGTAAGGGGGAGACATGGGTCTGGGTGCTGGTCAGATTGTCTACGCCGATGACCTGTCAGGGCTGCGGCCTGGGTTGTACTACAAGGGCGCGCAGACGATCCGGAACAACACGGCTGCGCTTGCCGACGACCCGGACCTGAGCAACATCCATCTTGATCCTGGGTACTACTCGGTGCTCATGGTCATCTACACCACCAACGCCACAGCAACGGCCAAGCTCAAGACCCAGTGGGCGTTCACCGGGTCGTGGACCTCGCCGCTGCGGGCGCTGCAAGGTCCTGGCAACACCAACACGTCGACCGACCCGGGGGCGATCACACCGGTCAACATGAGTGGTGCTGGCGCCAATGCAAACGCCGTTTACGAGTACGGTGCAAGCGCGGCGTGGCCAGTCATCGAAGAGCGATGCGACCGGGTGGAAATCCTGGGTGCGGGCAACCTCTCGCTCCAGTGGGCGCAGAACGTCGCGACGGTGGCGAACACCATCATCCAGGGTGGCAGCTACGTCAAGATCACCAAGGTGGACGACCTGTAAGGAGGAGGTGGGGCAATGGCAGCGTGGGTTTTAATCCCCTGTTTGAAGCGGCTGTTCGCTGAGTTCGACCGGATCGCACCGAGCCGGGACCATGCGTCGGACGGCAGCGTCGGCGATCCGGCACACCAGAAGGAAGTCTCGGACCACAACCCGGACGAGACCGGGTCGGTGCCGATCCACGACGAGGACCACATCAACGAGGTTCACGCGATCGACGTGGACAACACCCTACGCGAGTCGGACTTGACGATGGAGAAGGTCGTCCAGTTCCTCCTGGTTCGCTGCCGCTCGGGGGCCGAGAAGCGGCTCCGGTACATCATCTACAACCGGCGGATCTGGTCGGCTTCGTCCGGTTGGGTTCAGAAGACCTACACCGGTGCGTCGGCTCACACCGAGCACGCGCACTTCTCCGCTTCGTACACAACCGCCTACGAAGCCTCGACGGCTTCCTGGCACTTGGAGGACATTCCCGTGTCGATGACAGCAGCTGACAAGGCCTGGGTTCAGGAGCAGAACACGGCGCTCTTGGCGTCGGTCAAGGCAGCGATCGTGGCGGCGGTAGACGACCACTTGAAGGTCTCCGGCTGGTCGGAAGGATACCCGGGCCGGACCGAGGCGATGCACAAGAACGACATGCAGATCGCCCGTAACTTCGCGGTCGGCAGCCCGGACAAGCTGGGCGCGCAGATCAAGGACGACTCGCCGATGGCCCGTTGGACCAGGGCCGCAGACAAGATCCTCGCCCAGGCGTAAGCCGCAGTTCACGGCCGAATGCGGCGGCTGGTACGCTGGTGTGATACCAGCCGCCGCTATTCGACGATCACCCCTAGGATGGCTATGAGTGAGCAGGCACGCGACTTCTCGACAGGCCCGGCTGCCTGGCCCTTGGGTCTTGCTCCGGGACATCCTGTCGTTTCTGGGCGGGTGGGCGCTCATCTTCATGGAGGTGTCCAGGCCGGAGATCCGCGAGTCGGTGCTGGTGCTGGCTGGCTCGGTGATCGGAGTGCCGGGTTTGGCAGTGGGAGCAACGTCGATAGCCGAGGCAATCAGCCGACGCCGGAGTGGTACCGACGACTCGCCGTCACAGCCAGCGGAGCAAGCCTCGTCGTCATCTTCGTGATCTTTCTGGTGGTGGCTAGGTGACGGGGGCTGGTGGTGGCGAACCGCTGCGCAAGGAGATCCGGATCCCGATCTACTGGTTGATCGTCGGTTTGTGTGTGATGGTGGTTTCCCCCCTCGCATCGATCTACGCCTCGGTCAAAATCAATCAGAAGACGATTGCTCAGTCCGAGCATGCGCAAGATGCAGCTCGGGTTCAGGCCCTGGCGGTGTACTGCCGCTTGCTGGGCACCCAGGTGGACGTATACTCGGAGGCGACCACCGACGTCGGCAAGAGAGCCTACGGCACGTGGTTGGCCGAGTATCGACGGACGGGCTGTCAGCCCGGGAAGTAGGGACGAGATGGGCAAGCTTAGCAAGGCGTGGGCTGGCGGGATCGCCGGAGCGGTCGCAGGGGCTTCGGCCTACGCGTGGGGCAGCGGCAAGCCGATCAGTCGGGAGGTCGGTGAGTTCGTCGGCGCTGCGGTGACTGGCTTCATCGTCGGCTTCATTGCGACCTACGTCGCACCCGCGAACAAGACCAACTAGTTCAGAGCACGGCTGCCCCGCCGTCGCGCCGGATACGCCCCCCGTCCGCGCGCACCGGGGCAGCCGTGCCGATTCGTCCCGTGACCTCCGAGCGGGGCGGACGGCACAGGACGGCCCCCCATCCACTGCCGGATGGGGGGCCGCTCCGTGTTGGTCAGCGGACGGTGTAGTCCCGGTGCCACTGGCTGGTCAGCAGCGACGAGCGGATTTCGATGGTCTCGTCCTTGCCAGCCTCGCGGAAGCTGACGCGGGTGTAGTCGCCGTCAACCCCCATCACTCGGCCGTGGGTTCCGTCGTTGTGGGTGACAGCGTAGGAGCGGAACGGGCGGGGGGCCTGGTTCGTCGTCATGCCCCAATTTTACCACATGGAGCGGCCCCGGGGGAATCCCCCGGGGGCCGGTGAATCAGCTGCGCTTCATGTTCACCCGGGTGCGGTCCCAGCCGAGCGCGGCTGCGCAGGTCGCCAAGCGCCGGAGGGAGAACGGGACCTCTGGGGCAAAGAAGTCGGCATCGTCGCGGGCGAGCAGGGCCTGCAGGTGAACCCCCGACTGCCAGTTCGGGTCGATCATCCGGTCGATTACCGAGCCCAGGTGGCGGTCGGCCGAGCGATACATCGCCGACCGGTACTTCAGTTGGAGCGCGGTGGTCGGCAGGGCCTTGATGGCGGCTTGCCACGCCTGGCCCGTCTCCCAGGGGGACTTGCACGACTGCTCGATCGTGTGCCGGACCAGCTTGCTGACGTGCTTGGAGTCGTGGCCCGGACGGTAGTTGTTCCAGGTCGCCTCGCCGCAGCCGCACATGCAACCGGTGTACCGCTTCGACTTCATGTTCTCGCCCATGCGTCCATTCTAACACGGCAAACCCCCCGAATGGAAGGCATCCGGGGGGCTCTCTTTGCCAACTACCAAACCCGAATCCGGAAGCGGACCGGGCCGATCCTGATCGTCCAGTAGACGGCGACTCGCATCACGGCCTCCAGGTAGTGGCACGCCGCTGGGCGTCGGCGGCGCGGGGATAAGCCGCCGTGACCTGCTCGCCTTCGACGAACAGCGCCCACCCCCAACTGCGCTTCTTGCCGAACCCCGGGGGTGTCCAGCGGACCTTGCGGACCACGAACTTGCCGGAGGTGAAGACCGCTCCGTCGTCGCCCATCGTGCGGGTCCAGGCCAACTCGACGGCGGTCATCGCGCGGTCCGGGGGGTGTTGCTGACCTCGCGGACCTCGCCGCTGACGTACGCGCCGGACTGCATCGCCTTGTCGACCCGGGCCTGTGCGTCCTCGCGGGTCAGGCTCGCCGGGCCAAACAGCGGCAGGGCAACGGGCATTCCCTCGCGGAGCATGAACGGGACGTAGGTCGTGCGTCGCGTCCGGGTGTTGACCTTGCTGCCTGTCATTTTGGCCTCCTTGCGTCGGTGGGCGGTCCCCCCGCCCTTCAATACAATTCTACCATACGATTCCCCCCGCCAGGAACCCCCCTCCCTCAGGTCAGCACGCGGATCGAACGGTGGCCAGCGGGGGCGACCTCGCCGTCAGGGAAGGCGATCCAGACGCGGTTGTTCTTCACCCGGACCACAGTTCCCGTCTGCTTCTTGCGGTGATGGTTGTTGCGGATCACCATGACGTGGGTGCCACGCTTGACCAGGCCGTAGCCGGTCGAGTCGTAGGTGCGGTCCGGGTGGGTCATCACCCCTCCTTGAAGGCGCTGGCGGCAGCGAGCAGAGCAGTAAGCGCGTTGGCCCGACTGGACACCTCGCCGCGCCACCACTGGACGTCGCCGATCGCCAGCTTGTACGGACGCTCGTTGTCCAGGAAGTCGATGTTCCTGTCGCCGTACTCGGCCTGAACCCGCGCCAGCTTGGCCCAGCTGGTTCGCTGCCGATGCAGTGCCCACACCAGCTCCAGCGCGGCACGCTTGGCCTCGTTTGCCATGACCTCCGGCGTCGGCATTCCGATGAAGGTCCAGTCCTCAGGCAGCGGGGGGGACGACCTCATCGGGTTGGTCCGGCGGGTCATCGCTGCCCCTTGCGGATCTGCACCACCACGAGCCCGATCAGCACGGAGATGCTCGCGAGCTGAACGATGATGATGTCGAGCAGGGTGTTCACGGGAGCACGCCCTTCTTGGGGAGGCTGGCGCGGCGGTTGTTCTGCTCAATCATGACGCGGAGCAGGTCGGTGTCTGACTGGGTGGCTTCCCACGCGGATCGGTGCTTGTCCGAACCGTAGCGGTAGGGGTTACGCTGACGCCAGTTCCGCCACCATCGGCGCACGGTCTGCATCGGTCCTCCTCGGCTTGTGCCCGTAGGAACGGCGACGGGTTGCCGCGCGCTCTTGTTCGGTGGTACCACCCCATACGCCGAACTCGACGCCAGTGTCGAGTGCCCAGTCGAGGCATTCCTGCTCGACTGGGCAGCGGTGGCAAAACGACTTGGCTAGCTCGGCCTGGGCGATCGCCGGGCCGGTGTAGCCGACCGGGAAGAAGATGTCGGGGTCGACGGTCCGGCAGGGCAGTCGGTTCTTCAGCGGCACGGTGGGCCTCCTCTCGTCTGTGGGCAGGGTGCCCCGATACCCACATCGTATCCCATCCCTCGCCGACGGCACAATCCCCCGGCTGGTGTTGGCTTATCGCGCGACCAGGCGTTGCGGCGTCGGCGAGGGATGTGGTACGATCGTGCCTTCGCTGCACCACCCCGATTCAGGAGGAATCCCATGACCGACGTCGCGACGCAGGAGCAGAGCGTAGCCGACCCCGAGGGCACCAACGCCCCCGCTGAGGCCCAGGCCGAGAAGACCCCCAAGCCCGCCCCCGCCAAGCACGCCTGCGCCTGCCAGTTCTACGAGGTCTACAAGCCCGGCGACGAGGACCAGGTGTTCACGACCGGCTGCACCCAGGACACCGGTTCGGTGTTCGCCCAGGGCCACGACGCCCGACTCGTGTCGTTCCTGGTCGACGGCAAGGCCGACGGCTACGAGATCCGCCACGTCAAGGACGGCGTGTCGACGTCGTACGCCACACCCGCCGAGTCCGTCGCCGACATCAGCAACGCCCTGCAGGGCAAGGCCGAGAAGGCGTGGGAGAACCGCCAGGCCCGGCTGTCGGGTGCGGCCGAGCGCAAGGCCGCCCGTGACGCGCTGAAGGCCAAGAAGGCCGCCGACCGGGAGGCCGCCAAGCAGGCCAAGGCTGCGGCTGCGGAGGCCAAGAAGGCCGAGGCCAAGAGCACGCCCAAGGCGGTCGGCGTGGAGGTCGTCGCCGGGTCGTCCGAGGGTGACCAGACCGAGCTGCAGCCGGGCCAGGCCATCATCAAGGTCGGCAAGTTCGAGTACCTGGCGGACGTCGATGCCGACGGCAACGCGGCGTACACCGACGGTTCGGGCGCCGAGCAGGCTCGCGAGCGCGACGGTTACCAGCTGCTGCGGGCGTACGAGGCTCCGGCGGTCTGACCCCGAACACACAGCGGCCCCCGTTTCACGTGAAACGGGGGCCGACCTGTGGGTTGGGGTCAGCGGCCCTGGCGCTCGGGCCAGTCGTTGGCGACGATTCGGTGCGGCTCGACCGGGGTCTCGTCCGTCGAGTCGACGAAGCGGCCGTCGGCGGTGACCGGACGGCCAGAGATCGAATCGTGGTAACCGGCGTCCTCGACGTCGGCGGGGGCGTCGACCGGCTGCGGCTCCTGGGTCGGCTCGGCGGCGGGCGGGTCGACGGGCGGTGTTGCAGCCGGGTCGTTGCCGGGGGCGTCTTTCTTGATCACGGGCATGGTTCAGTCCTCCTGGTCTGGTGGTTCGCTGCCGCCCGATCATACCACGGGCGCTGTCAGCCTGCACGGCGGGGAAAACGCTTGCCCGGACCCGTCGAGGAAAACGCTTGCCTGTGGGCGACCGACAGTGTGATGAAGATCACATCCTCGAGGTGTGCATCAGTAAATTCCTGTTTGGGCGGGGATACGGTAGAATTGAATTCAGAAGGGCGGGGGAGCCGCCCACCAAGCAAAGGAGACCAAAATGTCGAAGACCGTCGCTTGCGCCTGCCGCTCCTTCGAGTTCGGCTCGTACGACCCGGACACCGAGCAGGACGACACGTACACCACCGAGTGCGCCCAGACCACGACCCGGGTGTTCGCCCAGGGCCACGACGCCAAGCTGGTCGGCTTCCTGGTCCGGGCCGAGCTGGCGGGCGAGGAGATCTCGTTGATCGACGGCGGGATGCGGACGAGCTTCGGCGCGGTCACGGCAGCGCGGGCCATCAGCGAGGCGCTGGCGGCCAAGGCGCAGGCGCAGCTCGACGCGGCAAAGGCCCGGCTCGCCAAGGCGGCGGCCCGGGAGGCCAGCAAGACCGCCCGCAAGTCGGCCAAGGCAGCGGCCCCCAAGCCCGAGGCCAAGCCCGAGCCGACGACCCGCGACGCCAAGATCAAGGTCGGCCGCTGGACCTACGACGCGACGATCGACACGGCCACCGGCGAGGCGACCTACTCCAAGAAGCTGGGCGGGGCGGTCACAGTCGAGCAGGGCGGCTACCAGGAGGTCTGAGGAAGCCAACCGCCCCGGGGGATTCCCCCGGGGCGGGTCCGTATGGTACAATAGAATTGGAGGGCGGGAGGACCGCCCCAGGACGCGAGGAGGAACCATGGACTTCCTGGTCATTCACGCCGCTGGCGAGTTCATCGCGCGCAGCGCCACCAAGACCGCTGGCGAGGTCGCTGAGGTCATCGCCGACCGCTGGGGGCTGGACATCGAGTCGATCGGCAAGGCGACCACCGACGACATCGCGGCCAACCTGGGGCAGATCACGGAGATCGACCAGGACGTCTGACAACCGGCGGGGGGCCGACCGGCCCCCCGCCCCGTTCCACGTGAAACAGGGAAGGGGAGCCATGGACGACGAGCAGTTCTTCAACGACGTGGCGGTTCTGACCGAGGCGAGCCGGGTAAGCTCTTCGTTCGCTGCCAAGGTGATGGACGGCGGCACCGACGAGCAGCTCGACGCGCTGGTCATCGAGGCGCGGGCGATCGTGGATGAGGCAGCGAACGAAGCATGACAACCAAGCAGGAGGACCGAATGGGCAACGACCCGAAGAACGTGAAGAAGCTGGTCACCGACCACACCAAGCCGAAGAAGCCACCCAAGGCCGAGCGGATCAAGGCAGCCAAGACGATGCGGACCCGCAAGCCGACGAAGAAGGGGCCGCCGGAGAACGTGCTGGCGCTGATCGTCAAGCACCTGCGAGGTCAGTGAGGACACCCGCCCGGGGGATTCCCCCGGGCGGTACCATATGGTAGAATAGAGTTGATGGGGCGAGCAGCGCCCCACGCGCGAACAGGAGGAGCCAATGGCCAAGATCCCGGGCGAGGGTGGGGGCCGACGCAAGATCGGCACCGACAAGGGGACGCCGACCGCTGGCACCAAGGGCGGCACCCGAGGCCGCCCGAACGCAAACAACAGCCATACCAACTCGAACGACCTGTCGTCTGGGTCGGCCCGGCAGGGCCAGGGTCGCCAGGCCAGTGGCCGTGAGGGACGCGGCCGGATCGCCGGTTACGTCGCCGACCTGATCACCGGCAAGCATCGCAAGGGCTGATCAAGCCGACCGCCCCGGGGGGATTCCCTCGGGGCGGTTCCGTATGGTAAAATAAAAATATGGAAGAGATCAAGATCACCGCTCACACAGTCAAGATCGCGCGGCGCGCGGGGATCGGTGCGGACCGCGACCTGACCCAATGTGAACTTGACCAGATCGAAACCCGTAAGACCGAGCAAGCCGCACGTCTGGCGCGCATTGCGGCCCGTCGCCAGGGCTGATCAAGCCGACCGCCCCGGGGGGATTCCCTCGGGGCGGTTCCATATGGTAAAATAGAACTAGCGCGGGGGGCCTGCCCCCGCCCCGCCCGACAGGAGCCCAAGATGCGCCGCAACCGCCCGCTCGCCGTTTTCCTCGCCTTTGACGCCGTGGCGCTGGTCCTGCTGGCGATGTTCGCCGGGATCAGCCACCCCGACCTGACGGCAGCGCTCGCCGGGGTGCTCGGCGCGGTGGCCTACGTGCAGTGGCGCGGCCCCCGGAAGGGCTGACGCCGGACGGGCCAGCAGCGGCCCCCATCCGCCATACCGGCGGGGGGCCGCTGATTTGTCCCGTGAGTCAGGAGACGGCAAGGACGGACGCCGCGACGGACAGGGCGACGTACCCGGCACCGACGACCACCGCAAGAGCCCCGAGGTGACGATCGATCCAAGCAAGCATTTTCCTCGAACCTCCCTACCAGCTGGCGATTGATGGGCCGGGCGGGAACCCGCAAATATGGTTGCCGCCGGAGTCATCGCAGGACGCACGATGAAGGTGTTGCTCCGGCTGTGTGCTGGGGGCGACCAGCTTCCCTTGCGGCTCGGGTACCATCAGGAAGTCGGCGAGCTGGACCACCGACACTGTCCGTTCGCCCAGCGTCGGGGGTTTCCATCCGTCGGCGTAGCCGCGTGCGTTGGTCGGCGGGTTGGAGACCCACGCCGACACGATCTCGTTGGCGAGCTTCATCGCCTCCTCGCGGGTCACGCGACGAACCGCAGGTAGAGGGTGAGGGTGATCGGGGCGACCACCACCGTGACCGACAGGCCGACGTACGCGACCGACAGGCCGACGGTGGTGCCGTTGCCCTGGCCCGAGCCGCCCGATTTCTTGACCTTCTTTTTGCGGGGGCGCATCCCCGGCATGTCGTTGGTCCACTCGTTCGGCATCAGCGACCACTGCTTCCGTAGCCGTTGTGACCGCGCTCCGCCGGAGGCAGGTCGTCGACGTGTTCGAGCTGGCCGGTCCAGGCGGGCAGCAGCACGAACTGGGCGAGCCGGTCGCCAGCCTCGAACTGGACCGGGGTGTTGCTGCGGTTCTCGATCCCGACCATCAGCTCACCTCGATAACCGTGGTCGATGACCGCCTGCCGGACGTCACACCGATAGTTCGCCCAGGTCGACGAGCGTCCGGTGATCAGCCCGAACATGCCGTCGGGGATGGCGACGTGGACACCGGTGCTGACCAGGCTGTACTGCCCCGGCTCGATGTACGCCGGTTCGGAGATGCGCAGGTCGAGTCCGGCGTCGCCTTGGTACTTGCCGGGTTGCAGGTTCGCTGCCGCCCCTGCGACCAACAGCGGTCCCGGCTGGATCAGCTCCAGTTTTGCCGTCGGCTCTTCGGGGAAGTAGAGCGGCATCGGCACGACCGGGGGGCGTCCGTTCGGGGACAGCCGCGCCAGCAGCTCCGTCGGCTCGGGGAAGTTGAAATCGTCGTCGATGGTGTAGACCGTCGCACCGAGTTCGGCCCAGGCAGCGAGCTGGACGGAGCCAGCGATGTCGGTAAAGATCACGACGGGCTTACCGGCACGGAGAGCGAATGCGATCTCGGTGGGGGTGCCCAGGGTCGCGACGTGGCGGGGCAGGACCGCGACCAGGCTGTCAGCCAGGTAGATCGCCGTGTTGTTCAGGTTGTTGATGTACCGGGCGTGCCCGGCGTCGTTGGTGTTGGCGACGTAAGCCATCCCGGGGCGGAACCCGCCGATCCCAGCCCTGACCAGCAGGGCGTTGAGGTCACCCAGGAACGAGCCGAGCCAACTGGACTCGCCAGCCTGGTCGATCGGGTGAGCGATGTAAGCGAACAATGGTGCTCCTTGGGTTGGAGGCCGCCCGTTTCACGTGAAACGGGCGGCCGGTTGGTCAGGCTTGCGGGTTGTCGCGGATCGGTCGGGTGAGGTCGACGATCTTGCTCGGGTCGAGCAGCACCTCGATGTGGGGCGCAGGGGTGTTCACGTGGATGACCAGCGGGGCATCCTTGGCCAGGTCATCCTGCGGCTGGACTCGCGGCGGGGCGAACGGGTCGGTATAACCGAAGAACGGGTCGAGGTACTCGAACGCCGTGCCCAGCCATCCATCGCGGAAGGTGATGTCCGCGTAGTCGACCCACTGCCGGTTGCGCTCACCGCCGTGCTGGCGGATCCGCACCGACCCGTGCAGGTAGCCGAAACTGATGACCAGGTCGCCCCCGTTCAGCTGCAGTTCTTCCGGCCGACCCGGCACGGTGTGTAGCTTGTACCGGGCGATGCACTTCCCCTTGAGCATGGCCATCAGTCCGGCAGGGGAGCGCTTCACGGTCACGGTCATGAGAGTGTCGGTCATGGGTGTCTACTCCGTTCCAGGCCAGGAGCCGAACTCCCGGACTCGTTGCGCCATTCGCACGTAAACGCCGATGTCGAGAAGCGTGTCCTTCGAGACGGGCCGACCCTCCATGATCGCCGACCGCCAGCGGGCAAACTTGCCTTCGAGGTAGAAGAAGATGCCGAGTTCGGCTGCCTCCTGGTCGTCGACCTCGCGACCGGCCAGCCGGGCGATGTTGCGGCCGATGTCGATCAGGTCGGTTGCCCCGTACTCCACAGCCTTGTCGACGGTCTGGTCGATCTCGGCCTCGGCGGTGGTGCGCCACCACTCGGCGAGTTCGATCCGGCGCGGGTCGGTTGCTCGTTCGGCCTCGTCCATAGACTCGAAGTTCGCCCCGATTTCGGCGAGCAGGCTTTCACCCATTGCCGCCATGCCTGCTGTTCCCCGCGCCAGATCGGCCTGCTTCGGGCAGTTCGCCCCTGGCGTCTGGTCGCAGGTCCCGTCGCAGAACTGGGCGTGTGCTCCCTTGGGGTTGGTCTCCCACGGCAGTCGGTTGGCTCGTTCGACTGCCAGCGCTGTGTCGAGTGGCATGCGACCGCCGAACAGGGCCTTGCCGGTGGTCGGGAAGATGACGATCTTGTCGATCATCCGGTGGAACGGCAGCCCGGCGAGGGTGCCGGACAGGGGCGAGTGGATGGTGCGCTCGTCCATCAGACCTCCGTGACAGTGTTGGGACCGGTGCCGACCAGCTCGATGTCGGCACCGATGATACCCTCGACCTCGTCCAGGTACTTCAGGACCTCGTCGTCGAGATCGGTCCGGTCGCGCTGGTTCGGATAGAGCTGGTCGACCATGGTGACGGCGACGCGGACGTTCGGGTGATACGAGCCCCCGCCGTTGGCCCGAACCGCAGCGGCGACGAGGTCCCAGTCGGGCTCGCCGACCCTGCGGATCTTCTTGGTGACGGTGGTGTATTCCAGGGGAAGGCCCAGATCCTCCCAGGTCGTCTCGCCCCTAAGCGGCCCCGAGTTGCCCGCGACCCGGATCGGATAGACCCGCGCCACGACGATCACGCTGAACTCGGTGATCCACTCGTCCCACGGCGAGATACCCGCCATCGCCAGGAAGTCGACCGCCCGGCAGTCGGACGAGGTCACCTGCGGGTAGAATCCGGTGTGGAGGCCGAGCCCGTAGCCCTGGGTCCCCTCGATCACGACGTGGCGGGTGTCGTCCAGCTCGAACTGCCCCGGAGGGGACATCAGGTCAGAGAGGGCACCAACTGCGCTGATCGTGTCGGCGCGGCGCATGATCCGATCGGCCCGAGCACCCCCGACGCCCTTGCACGTCGACCCGATCGTGTTGACGAGACCGAGCAGGTTCTCGGCCTCCTTGTGGCGCTGGGTGAGGATCGTTGCGGACGGGTGGATCGTCAGCCGCCCGTAGATCTGGTGCCCGTGCGACTCGGCGAGCAAGATCTCTTCGAGCAGCACGTCGATGTCGATCTCGGAACCGGCCGCGATGTGCAGCTGGCAGACGTCCGACACCACGGCAGCGACCGGCAGAGCACGCAGCTTGAACTCGACCCCGTTCGAGTCGTAGGCGGTGTGTCCCGCGTTCGGCCCGGCAACGCGGATCGCGACGTCGCGTTCGCTGGTCTGGGATCGACCGAGGTGGGCGCAGATCGCGCCCTTTCCTTCGCTGCCGAACTGGCCCCCCACGACCACGGTCAATTTCGCCATGCAATTCCCTCCTCGGTGGACGGCCGGACAACCCGGGCCGCTGAGACAATACCATACCAGGCCGCTTGGTGTGGCGTCAAGAGCGGTCTTGACTACGGGGCAAGCCGTGTGGTCCAATCTACGCTATGATCCCACGGTATAGGCATCCTACGGTCGAGTCGGAGTTCTCCGACCTCGGCACGTATCTGAACTGGCTGGAGGTCGAGCGGGTCACCCTCGCCGTCCAGATGCAACACGGTGTCGTGCCGACCAACGACCTGACCCGGGCGTTGGAGACGGCGTTGGCTCGGGTGGCGCTCTACTCGGACGAGCACATCGCCGAGATCAAGACGTTGGAGCTGCAAACCGGTCATGACGTCGCGGCGTTCCTCGGCTGGCTGCGGGCACGCGTACCGCACGGTCAGTGGGTGCACTTCGGCCTGACCTCGTCTGACGTCGTGGACACCGGGCAGGCCATGCACTTCCGAGCGCTCGGTAAGCCGCTACACGACGAGCTGATCAAACTGGCGGGCCTGCTGTCCAAGTCGATCAAAAACGACCTGCCCGTGCTGGGCAAGACCCACGGACAGGCGGCCGAGCCAACGTCGATGCGTGTCCGGTCGTGGCACTGGCTGTCGACCATCGAGACACCGCTGCTGGTCCTGTCCGACATGACCAAACGGATGTGCGTCTGCAAGCTGTCCGGGCCGGTCGGCACGTTCGCCCACAACCCGCCGGAGGTCGAGCGGGAGGTGGCCCGTCGACTCGGCCTAATCCCGCAAGGAGCGGGGGCAAGCCAGATCGTACCGCGCACCCCGCTTGCGTTGTGGGCAGCCGCTGCCAGCACCCTGCTCGGTGCGTACGCCAAGATCGCGATGGACCTGCGGCTCATGAACCTCGACGGCGAGGTCTATTGGCCACGCAAACCCAGTCACGTCGCCTCGTCGGCGATGGCGCACAAGAACAACCCGATCGAGGCCGAGCAGATGTCGGGTTTCTACCGGATCTCGCAGGGCTACGCGACGATGTTGCAGCCGATGGAGCTGTGGCTTGAGCGGGACATCTCGCACTCGTCGGTCGAGCGGGTCGCCGTGCCGGACCTGTGGCACATCCTGATGACCGCGACCCAGCGGATGTACCGGATCTTGGAGTCGATGAGCGTCCGGCCGCTGATCACCTCGTACAACCTCGCCGAGAACAGCAACGCTGCCTGGTGCCACAAGGTCACGCTTGAAGCGATTCGGGGCGGCATGTCGTGGCTGGGTGCGCGCGAGTACGCCCGAGAGTACGACACCGAGCCGTATGACGTCGACGGCGACGCCAAGCGGTTCTCGGCCAACTTCCCGAAGGGCAAGGAATGAACCACATCGAATTCCGCAGGCAGGTCCTCGGCGGGCAGCTCGACACCGATGACGGCGGTAAGCGGTCCGCTGCCCGGTACGCCGCGCGATCGGCCATGCAGCAGTTCTTGGATCTAAGTGCGCCCAGCCTGCGGCGGTGGGCCGACGCGTGGCAACACGCCAGCTTTGTTAACGCCTACACGCTAGAGGATATGGCTGTAGTCGGTGAAGTGTCGGCTTCCCTCTGTCATGCTGCGTACAACCTTCCTAACATGGGACGGATCGTGTCTACCCGCCTACAGCAGAGCGAGTCGTGGCGGACGGAGCACGGTATCGTGACGCCTGGACCTCGGCGGGTGCGGGTGGAGCGGTGAACGGCGCTGAGATGGCCGAGATCGTCGGCTGTTCCGAGGCGACCATCAGTCGGCTACGGTCGGGCGATCGGACGCCGAGTGTTAGGCTGATGCAGGAGATCCGGCGGGTGCTGTCGTGGTCGCTTGACGAGCAGGCGGCAGCGATCGAGCGAGGCGACTTCGGCGCGCTGTTCACCGGTAAGATGGACCGACGGCGGGTGCGACGTCGGCATCGCCGGGGGCGGGTGCTGGGGTGAGGGACGCTGAAGGCCTGCCCGTCGATTTCCAGCCGTATGCGCCTTGCGGGGCGTGTGGTGCGCTGGTCCCGGCGTCGACAGGTTGCCAGCATTGGCCACGTGGCGAGCAGACCAAGGTGGGCAAACCCGGTCGGGTGCCTGGCCGCTCGCCTGGGGCCTTGACGCCAGAGCAAACGGTAGGATAGAATGATCCTGTCCCGCCCGATCGTGATTGGAGACCCGCAATGCCGTTGACCGCCCCCGGCGCAGTTGCCGCCCCGAAGTTCGCTCTCACCGGTGAACAGCAGGCCATTTTGGACGCGAGCCATGACGGACACGAGAAGATCGTGGTCGAGGCCCTGGCTGGCACCGGCAAGACCTCGACCCTCAAGGCGCTCGCTGCCTCGTACGCCCGCCGACCCGGCGTCTACCTGGCGTTCAACAGCTCCGTCAAACTGGAGGCGGCGGGAGAGTTCCCCGAGTGGGTGCACGTCACCACGGCGCACGGGCTCGCCTACCAGGCTATCGGCAAGCAGTATGGGCACCGGCTGCCGGGTAATCACGCGGCAAGCCGGATGGGCGCGCAGGCGATGGCGTCAAGGATGAAGGTCCGCGCAGCACAGCTCGACTCCGGTACCATCAACCCGGTCGCCCTGACCCGGATGGCGCAAGCGACAGTCAACCAATTCATGAAGACCGCCGACCCGGAGATCCTGCCAACTCACATCCCCGATCGGGTGCTGGCACACCACTCACCGGCGCAGGTCTCAGCTGCGATCGTTCCTGTCGCCGACAAGATCTGGGCGGATCTGCAGTCCAAAACCGGCGCCTTCCGGTTCACGCACGATGCCTACCTGAAAATGTGGCAGCTCGGTTCGCCTCGCCTCCCGTGGGACTACATCATGTTCGACGAGGCGCAGGACGCGGACCCGGTGATCAGCGCGGTGGTCGCGGCGCAGGGCGTCCAGAAACACTGGGTCGGTGACCGCAACCAGGCGATCTACGGCTGGCGCGGGGCGGTCGACGCAATGAGCAAAGTTGCGGGGGCGGTCCGGCTGCCGCTGACCCAGAGTTGGCGGTTCGGGCAGGGGATCGCCGACCTGGCGAACGATTGGCTCAAGATGCTCGGCTCGCAGTATATGTTGCAGGGCAACCCGAACAAGGTGAGCGGGGCGGGCGAGGTCGTCGAGCCGCACGCGGTCTTGTGTCGGGGCAACGGCACGGCGCTCGGCTGGGTGCTCATGTTCCACGCGGTCGGCATGCCGTGCGCGATCGCTCCTGGGGACAAGAACGCGGGCAAGGACATCGAGCGGTTCGCGTGGGCAGCGAAAGACCTGATGACGGGACAGGGCACCGACCACCCCGACCTGTGCGGCTTCCAGACCTGGAGCGAGCTGGTTAAGTACGTCGAGGAAGAGGAAGACACCGACGACTTGAAGCGGCTGGTCGGGATCATCAACCGGGTCGGGATCTCGGCTGTTATCGACGCGGTCCGGGGGTGCGTCACCAAGGACAAGGCGCGGGTGACGGTGTCGACCAGCCACAAGGCCAAGGGTCTGCAGTGGCCGACGGTCCGGATCGCCGACGACTTCGCCCCGCCGCTGGACGAGGACGACACCGACAAGGGGCCGGACCGCGAGGCGTGGATGCTTAACTACGTGGCAGTGACCCGAGCTGAGGACACCATCCAGCTCGGCGGACTCGAAGACCCGAGCCTGTGGGACCGATGAGCAAGACCAAACCCAGCTGGTGGGAGCTTCCCGCGTGGATGCTCCCCAGCTGGACCTTCGTTGCATTTGTTGTTTATACGGCCTGGTGTGCGCGGTGGATCTGATGGGAGCGCGTTATGGTGTACGATTGGATCGAGCAGAGGTTCGTCATGTTGGGCGCGATCTTCATCGTTGGGCAGGCGGTGGTCTTCAGCCTCATCCCTATCTGGATCTGACGCAGCGTCGGCCCTGGCCGGTAACTCCGGCGGTCGACCCGTGGGAAGGCCACCCGCTGTTCCCGAGGTACGAGGAGTACGTAAATGGCAGTGACTGGCGTTGGCAGACCCAACATCCAGGAGCCTACCGACTTGGAGATCGGCCAAGTCGTCCACCTGCACCCGAACACCCAACAGGCCAGCCGGAATGTGCACCGGATGCTCGCCGTCCGCGTCATGAAAGACCCGAAGCGGCACTGGCCGATGGTTATGGTCGAGTGGGAGGAGGATGGAAAGAGCTACTACGAGCTGGTGCATCGACAGAACCTGCGGCGCAGGCCGTGGACGGGGGCCTCGGCGGCAACCGTCGAGAAGAAGCGGGGGGACACCGTCGGCGACGGTGGTGGCGGCATGAGTAAATGGAAGCCGCGCCTGATGCCGAAGCGCCAGTCGACCGAACTGGAACTGCCCGACGATATGGAACAGGGGACATTGTTTTGAGTGACGCCGAACTTCCGTTCAACGTGACGGACATGCAGACCGAGCCGACCGCGACGCCGATCGTGGTCGAGTGCGAGACGTGCCACGAGGTACTGCTCAACCAGGTGACCCGCTGGACACACCGGCGGCTCGGTCACCACTACGACCACGCGCCGATACCGGTGCCCAGGACGGAGACGACGCCGTGAAGAAACGGCAGATGCAGGAGCGACTCGACACGCTCGCGGCCCAGGTCGCTCGGATGAACAAGGAACGGGAGCTGCACGTACACGAACGCGACGTGGCGTTCAACGCTGCGGTCGCGGACCTCCAGGACGCGACGGTGTTGATCGTGACACCGAGCGGCAAGCTGTTGTGGGGTGAGGTGAGTCGACTCCAGGTCGAGGTCGAACAGGTCGACGTCTCGGTGGGCAAGGGCTGGGCTCAGTTCCTGCCCGGTCGCAAGCACACGACTGCCGCGCTCACGCTCAAACCACTGTAGCTGTCGTACCCTACGTGTAGGATGGGTCCCATGCCACTTACCGCGCCAGTCCTCAGCCAGCACCCGTTCGCTCGGGAGATCATCAACATGGTCCGGGAGTACGACGCAAGCCGACCCCGGTCGATGCAGAAACACCTCGGTCCGTCGGAGATCGGCTCGCCGTGCGACAGGCAGCTCGCGATGAAACTGGCGGGTGTGCCCGAGATCAACCAGGTCGCCGACCCGTGGTTCCCGATCGTCGGGTCCGCCATCCACGAGTGGATGGCCCGAATGGCGGAATGGTACAACGACGTCTACCTCGGACGGGCACACAACCCGAGGTTTATCGTCGAGAACCGGGTTAAGGTGGAGGCGCGTAACGCCGGGTACGACACGGCTGGATCGACCGACCTGTACGACGTCGACTATCAGCGGGTCGTCGACTGGAAGGTCGTCGGCGTGACCACGATGCGCAAGGTCGAGAGGGGGGCGACACCGCAGGAGCAGGTCGGCCCCCAATACCACGTGCAGGGCATGACGTACGGCAAAGGCTGGGTGCAGGCTGGTTTCCCGGTCAAATCGGTGCTGATCGCCTTCCTGCCCCGGTCGAACTTCCTCAACAAGATGAAGCTCGTCGAGATGCCCTTCGACCCGACAGTCGCAGATGTGGCGCAGACGAGGGTGGCAGCGATCGACCAGCTTCGGCAGGTGTTGCCGCCGCACGAGTTCCCGGCTGGGGGCTGCACCGTCTGGTGTCCGTTCTACCGGCCGTCTTATCCGCTCGGGGAGACCTCGTGCCCCGGGCATGGGGAGGTGAAGGACGAATGACGCAGCCGGGGATTCACTGGCCGCACTGCATCGACGGAAGCTGCCCCGGGTGCATGCCCGAGTTCGACCAGCCCACAGGCTGGGTGATTGAGGATGAGGCATGGCGTTTCGACACGGTCACCAGCCAGAACTACCATGAGATCCACCACGTCCGCAAGCTCCCACACGCCCCCAGCATCTCGATCGGCAATGTCGACGTGACGGACTACGTGACCAAGCTGGAGATGGTCCAGAGCAACATCGAGTGGACTTTCTCCCGGCGCACCGGGCACCAGCGCTTGGAGGTCGTCGACGGCCAGATCGTCATCGCAAGTACAGGAGAGGAGTGGACACCGCGTGACCACGAGCTGGATTGAGGCTGCTGACGGGTCGCTGGTCAGGCCACCGAAGCCGGGGGCGTACCCGGACGCCGAGCTGACCGGACCATATAGCGACCAGACCGTTCAGGTCAGCTTCGAGGTGGACTCGTGCGGGTGTGTCGGTCAGGTCACTGTCGATCTGACTGTGGAGGACCGCCGGGCGTGGATCGCCTGGTTAATGAAACGAACGACTTGGGGGGACGCATGAGTAACATTCAGCGTCGCCTAGAGGCGATGCGGCGTGACCTGCACGACATGAAACGGCTGGCCCGGTTGTCGACGCACGACCTGCCGCCGGAGAAGGTGGCCGAGATGATCGACATCGTCTTGATCAATGACAAGCAGAGGATCGGCACCCAGCTGTGATCAAGGTTCTGCTCTACGCGGAGATCGAGCCCGAGTTGGAGAACCCGTCATTCCTGGCGATTCTCGACATCGCGGCTCACGGGGTGGCCTCGACTCACAACCTGACCATCGAGGGACGAGAAGTGACGAACGCGGATTCCGGTACCAACCGCGTCGTCGTGTGGCATGCCGAGGGGGTGAAATGAGGAAGACGCTGAACATCCTGCTCGCCGCTGCGCTGACGCTGGGGGCGATTGGGGCGTGGGAATGCGCGGGGGCACCGAAGTCTGAATGCTCGACCGGCTCCAGGAAGGCAAGCCACTCGGGGGGCAAGACCAAACTGTACGAGTGCCACAACCAGTCCTGGGTCGGGGTGACCTGTTTCGATGGGACCAAGAAGTACGTGACGAGGGGGGGACGGACGACGGCCTACATCTGCAGGTCGAACGAGTGGGTCAGGGGCGGTTAACACCCGGTCTTGACAGCCGGGCAAGACGCATGATGGGATACCAATACCCCGTCCCGGGGTAGGACGAAGGAGCACACCGAATGCCATTGCAAGCACCTCAGACGATGGGCGACATGCTGCCGCAGGCAGACGTCCTGGGTCACACGATGATCGTCGCACCGACCGAGTACATCGACCACCTGCCTACCGTCAACACCAAGCCGGGCCAGAAGTCCCCGGCGATCCGCTGCCACATCGTCGACTTTGCGGTCGACCCGCACAACCCGACGGTCTACCGGGGAGTGTTGTGGTTCGGAGTGATCACCAACTCGATGCGTCGGGACGTCGGCAAGCTGCTGGCATGTCGGATGGGGCAGGGCCAGGCAACCCAGGGCAACAACCCGCCGTGGCAGCTGGTCGACGTGACCCAGGAGGCCGAGTGGATGGCCTTTATGAACAACTGGCTCGACAACACGCCTGAGGGCAGGGCGTTCCAGGCCGACGCCGAGGCGGAGGTGCGGTCGCTCGCTGCCAGTCCGACGATGGCTCCGGCGGCTGATGCCCCGGCTGCCCCCGCTGGTACGGCTGCACCGTCTGCCCGTCCGGCGGCTCCGCCCGTGACCGCTCCGCCCGCTGCTGTGGCTGCACCCCCTACCGCCCCTCCGGCCGCTCCCGCTGCCCCTCCGGCGGCAACCCCTGCACCGGTGGCTGCCGTTCCGGCGCAGGCTCCGGCGAACATCGAGGCGCTGCTGGCTGCGATGCCCGCCGACCAGCAGGCTGCCGCACGGGCGATCCTGGCGAACCAGGCCCAGGCCGCTCACTGATCCTTCCTCCTCGGGACGGCTCGGCCCCTGGACACTGAACCCGGAAAGGGCGAGGTCTGGGGGCCGAGTCGTCTGCAAGGCACAACTGGATACGAGGGGGATATGACACTCATTCTCGCCCTAGAATGGGCGGCACAGGGGCAGCGGGTGCTGCCGGTCAATGGCAACACCAAGCGCCCCTTGATAAAGGCGTGGCAGGATCACTGCACGGATGACACCGATGTAATCCGTGAGTGGTGGGCGCGCTACCCGCAAGCCCGTGTCGGGATGGCTACTGGCGAGCCCGGATACGACGTGCTCGATTTCGACGTGGCGGACGGCAAGCCTGGCCTTGCCCAGTTGGAGAGGCTGATCGATGCAGGCATTCTCGTCCCTGGCACGTTCAGGGTGGTCGCCACCCCCTCCGGCGGGCGACACATCTGGCTGCGTGGGACAGACCAGAGGAATAAGCAGAATGACAAGTCCGTACCTGGCGTTGACTTTCGAGGCGTCGGGGGGATGGTCCTGGTTCCGGGTAACCCCGGCTATCGTTGGGTGGCTGGCTCGTCCCTCCAACTCATCGAACTCAAACGAGTTGACTGGGATACAGTTGCTGCCACTCTCAGCCCCGTACCAGTGGATGTGGTTCTACATCACCCCGCCCCGGTCAGCCGCCCTGATGTCGCTGTTCCGCAACATTCCTCTCGCCTAGTAGCGCCCAATAGAGTCGGCTACGATAACCCGATTGGGGAGGAGTCGCCGCTCGACTGGTTCTGCCGCAACAACGACATGGCGTATTGGCTGCGTGTCGACGGCTGGCGGTACGCTTACGAACACGGGGGCCGCGCCTACTGGGTAAGACCGGGCAAAGACCCGAAAGACGGCGTGTCAGCAAACGTCATGGTCAACCCGGACGGGCGACAGACGCTGATGAACTTCAGCTCGTCTGTGGACCTGCCAACCGACCGGGGGCTGAGTGTTGCGCAGTATTGGGCGCACACCCGGCACAGAGGCGACATGCGGGCTGCTGCGGGGGAGATACGGAAGACTCTCATGCCACGCCGGATGCCCCCCGCTGGTCCTCCGGCGACACAGGCGGCCCCGGCCGGTACGGACGCACCCCCAGCCGCTCCGGTGGCTCCCGCTGGCTCTCAGACGGCAAGCCTGGTGCTAGCGGCGGACGGTATACCTGACATGGTGCGCGACTTCTGGAAGGCCAGGCCCGAGCTGGCGGAGGTGTGGTGGCAAGCCCAGGTCAGCGACACCTCGCCGTGGGCCGTGTTGGGGACCGTCTTGGCGTGCGTCGCGGGTCGGATCGGTCCGCACGTGCGGATCCCACCGAAAGGAGGTGTAGGGGCGGCAGCGAGCCTGAACATCCTGGTAGCCATCAGCGGCGACTCGGGGGAAGGCAAGGGTGTTTCGGGGCAAGTGGCTCGAGGTTTCGTTGGAGCACCGTATCCGCCGTGGCGCAAGCCAGGCACCGGGCAGGGGATCGCCGCGATCTACACTGAACAGACCAAGGAGGGGCCGGTACAGTCGAATGACACTGCGATACTCAACGTCACGGAGATCACCCAACTCGGGGCGCACATGGAACAGAGGGGGGCCACGATCACCTCGACCCTACTCGAAGTCTACATGGGAGAGGAACTGGGCGAGCACTACGCCAACAAGGAACTCCGTCGTCCAGTTCGAGAGGGTACATACCGTCTTGCGCTGGTGGCTGGAGTACAGCCAGACAATGCAAGCATCGTGTTCGATCATGCGGCGTCGGGCCTTCCCCAGAGGTTTGTATGGCTACCGGCGTACTGGCGTGAGGCCGTGCTGCCGGAAGGCCTTCTCGAACCACCTGCACCGGCCGGACCGCTACGCAAATGGCATGGATGGCCGCAGGTTCATCCGGGCACTCTCGACGAGACGCTACAGGTTGCGGACGAATGGACCCCGACTTCCGGACTCACCGCGCCTGACAAGGGCAAGAAGAAGGCCGAACCCGAGGCGGTCAGTGCTCCAAGCAAAGACGAGCTGCTGGTTACATACTCGCCGGGGGTTGCTCGGGCGATCCAGGGTGATCAGCGGAGACGGCGCAACGAGATCAAGCGCCGGAAGGATGCTGGGGAGATCTCGGCCGACCCGGACTCGCACATCATGCTCACCAAGATCAAAGCCGCCACCCTCTTGGCCGCTTGGCTAGACCACACCATTCACATCAGCGATGAGATGTGGATGCTGGCTGGCTGCTTGATCTGGATCAGCAACCAGACCCGGATCGAGGCCCAGGGTCGGATCTCCAAGCAGGCCGCCAACAAAACCGCCCAGAGGGCACGTGCCGTTATCGCCCAGAAGGCCATCGTCGACGAGGACCAGGAGCGCAAGCACAACGCGACCTACATCAAGGCCCTGGACCGCGTACTACACCTGGTGGCGGCAGCCGGACCGATGACGGTGGGTCAGATGCTCAAGAAGATGGCCTCGAAGGAGCGCAGCGCGTACAAGACGGCAGGCGTAGAGCTTGCCGACGTGCTGGCCGATCTGGAGCTGGCGGGCAAGCTCCGGAGCCACGAGACGGACCGGTCGGGCAACCCCGCGACGGAGTGGATAGTCGCATGACAACAATAGGGGTGGTGGAGGTGGGGGTGGGGGGCGCCACCCCCCGCGGG